AAACGAGAGTCATAATCGTGGATGACATAGCGGATGATGACGATGAAGACGAACAAGGTTAAGTTATCGCAGATCATCACCGATGCGTTCAAGTCGTTTTGGGCCAAGAGCAAGAAGAGCAAGTACATTCGCATTGTTTGTAAGGGTGGTCGTGGTAGCGCAAAGTCGTACCATATCGCATTGAAAGTAATTACTAATTTGATGGTGCATCCTGTATCTGCCCTGGTTGTTCGAAAAGTCGGAAATACGATAAGCGACTCCGTATTCGAACAGCTGAAAGAGGCTATCGAGGTACTTGGTGTGACTGACGAGTGGAGGGTCGTGAAAAGCCCGCTCCAGTTAATATATACGCCTGTTGGAAACAAGATTATATTCCGGGGCGCAGATGACCCGGCAAAGATTAAAGGTATTAAGTCCAGCAAGTTCCCAGTCGCCTATTTATGGGTTGAGGAAGTTGCGGAGTTTAAGACTGAAGATGAAGTCATGACAATCGAACAGTCCGTGCTACGTGCAAAGTTGCCGTTAGGTATCGACTACAAGTTCTATTACAGCTATAACCCGCCTAAACGTAAGCAGCATTGGTTGAACAAGAAGTACGATAGCCAGATTATTCCGGACAACGTATATGTTCACCATTCTACTTACTTGGATAATCCGCATCTTACTGCACAAGCGATAGAGGATGCGGAACTATTGAAAGAAAGTAACGAGATGAAATATCGCTGGCAGTACTTGGGCGAACCGATTGGCAGCGGAATTGTGCCGTTTGATAATCTCGTGTTCCGAACGATTACAGACGAGGAAATGAACTCGTTTGATAATATCCGTCAAGGGCTCGACTGGGGCTATTCGATAGATCCATTCGCCTATGTTGTTTGGCATTATGACAAGACTAGACGACGGATTTACGCCATGTATGAGGTCTACGGCGTGCAGCTATCCAACAGGGAAGCAGCGGCAAGGATAAAAGAACGGAACTATCACCGATATGGAAATATCCTAGCTGATAGTAGCGATGGTAAATCCATAGACGAAATGAAATTCGACCACGGCATCCAAGTTCGAAAAGCAAAGAAAGGCCCGGGCTCCGTTGAGTATGGCGAGAAGTGGTTGGCGGACTTGGAAGAGATTGTGATTGATGCAAGACGCACACCAAATCTAGCCAAAGAGTTTGAGTCGATTGATTATGCGGTCGATTCAGATGGAAACCCACGCGCAAAATTGGAAGATAAGAATAACCATACAATCGACGCCACTAGGTACGCGTTTGAGGAAGATATGACTCGACCAGGCGTTTGGTTCTAGGAGGTAATTATGTTGTTTCAAAACTTGATGCAAGGCTTCTTGGATATTATTCAAAGTGGTGCGAAGACTGCCATGACGAAAGAACAATTTGTAGACCACGAAGTCTCCGAATGGATCACTTCGAAAGAACGCACGTGGATGCTCATCGGCGAGCGATATTATGCAGGAAAAAACGACATCCTCAATCGCAAACGAACACCTTGCAAACAACCGATTGGTGCATGGATTCGTTCGTAAGTTAGTAGACCAAAAGGTTGGATATTTGCTAAGTAAGCCAATTAGCGTACAGACGGATAACCAACAGTATCGCGATGCCTTGAATAATATCTTCAATAAGAACTTTATGCGCCTACTCATGAACACTGGTAAAGAAGCAGTGAACAAAGGAAAGGCATGGCTACACGTATACTATGACGAGAATGGTAATCTAGGGATAAAGAAAATTCCAAGCGAACAAATCATTCCGTTTTGGCGCGATGCCGATCATACCGAGTTGGATGCAATTGTTCGTGTCTATGAAATCGTGGCTTATCAAGGCACGGAAGAAAAGACAATTACCAAAATTGAATTTTGGGACAACACAGGCGTGAAGCGTTATGAGAAAACGTCTGAGGGCATGGTACCAGACGTCGCATTTGGGGATGAAGCGAGTCACTTCACGGTAACCGTCGATGGTAAGGAAATCGGTTATAACTGGGAGCGCGTTCCTTTCATTTGTTTTAAATACAATGAAGAAGAAATCAGCATTGTCGAAATGATTAAGTCGCTCGTTGATGACTATGACGAGAAGAAGTCGGACAGCTCTAACAACCTGGAGGACTTGCCGAACTCGATTTTCGTAGTTAAGAACTATGGCGGGCAAGACTTGGGCGAGTTCCGTCGAAACCTTTCGCAGTATCGTGCAGCACTTGTTGGCGATAATGGTGGAATCGATACCATCTCGCTTGATATTAATGTTGAAGCGTTCAAGACTCACATGGATATGATGCGAAAAGACATCTACGAATTCGGACGCGGTGTAGATACGCAGTCGCAGAACTTTGGAAACAGCCCGAGTGGAATTGCTTTGAAGTTTTTATATGCTGACTTGGACCTCGATGCAAACATCATCGAGACTGAGTTCCAGGCGAGCCTAGAGCAGTTACTATGGTTTATCGACCAACACTTTGCTAACACTGGAATCGGCGATTTCGCGAATGATGACGTTGATTTTGTGTTCAACCGTTCCATTATCGTGAATGAGTCTGACGCGATTGCCAATGTGAAGAACAGTATGGGCATCGTATCCGAACAGACATTGCTCGCGCATCACCCATTTGTAAATGATACATCTGCTGAGTTGGATCAGATTAAATCGGAGTCCGAACAAAAGTTAAACGCTTTTAATGGACTTGGTACGCAGGCATGAAGTCGCAAGACTACTGGCAGAAGCGTAGTGAAGCAATTGCTGAAGGACAATATAAAAAAGCAGATGATTATTTAAACGGATTGGCTGATGCCTATGGGCGAGCGAAAGGAAATATCCAAAAAGAGATTGAAGTGTTCTACTCCAGATACGCAGAGAATAATGAGATTTCTTATGCGGAGGCTGTGAAAAAACTTACACCGGCTGAATTGAAATCGTTCCGTATGACGTTGGATGAGTTTATTGCGAAGGCGAAGGACAACGAGGATGGTAGATGGACGCAAGAGTTAAATAACGTGTATTACAAGTCGCGTATTTCACGGCTTGATGCGCTGCTGACCCAAATCCAGCATGAAATCGAAATGATGACAGACAAGACCGTGTCAGAAACCTCATCCTTATTGAACGATACGTATGCGGACACATACTATCGGAATATGCACTCTATTCAGTCAGGACTTGGCTTCGGCATAGATTTCGGCAAGTTAGATAAAGACAAGGTAAACGCGGCTACTACAGAGAAATGGCTTGGCGCTAATTATTCGAGTCGAATTTGGGATGATAAAGGTGCTCTTATCCAAGGATTGCAGACAACTATTCCACAAGCACTTATCCGGGGTGAAGGGTTAAGACGTACAGTCGAAGTTGCCCTGGGTAAATTACAAAGTTCAGAATACAACGTTCGACGTATCATTAAAACAGAGCAGTCTTATTTGGTTCATAAAGCGACTGCTAGTGGGTATGTGGCAAGCGGTGTTGTGAATGAGTACGAGTTCTTGGCAACACTTGACAAGAAGACTTCTGAGGTGTGTCGCGGAACAGATAAGCAAGTGTTCGACATAAAGGATATGCGCGTCGGTGTGAATTACCCTCCATTACATCCGAATTGCAGGAGTACAGTTACACCATACTTTGAGGGTAACGTTATTAAGCGAACTGCAAGAGGTGTTGATGGTGAGTCCTATGACGTTCCGGGTGATATGAGCTATAAGGATTGGTACAAAGAGTATGTTGCAAATGATCCAGAATCCGTCCTTGCGGAAAAGATGTACAAAAATAAAGGGGCAGATCAAAGACAATTTGCCAATTATAAATCCGTACTTGGTAAAAATGCACCTAAAGATATTACCGCTTTCCAACAGTTGAAGTATACTGATAGTGAAAAGTGGAGATACCTTAAGGTTGATTTCACAAGAAGGAACAGTCTATTGAAGGACAGTTCACTCAAGCTTCCGAATGTTTACACAGCCGAGATTAGTGATAAGAAATTCACGGATTATCTATTCGGTGGCAAACATGAAGAGGGGTTAATCAAAGGTAATCTTTTTAATAGTCGACTAGGATATAACGCTAACAACTATTCAAAGCTATTAGGCGAAATTAGAGACAGTTCATCCCTGTATCCTGTTAAAAATAAAGGTAGTGACCAGTATGGTGATAAATATGAGCAACAGATTATCTTATATGGCCTTATAGGAAAACCTACGAATGTTTTAGTGGGTTGGCGTACTCTAGATAAAAGAACTTGGTTATCATCCGTTTACATTAAGGAGTTGAAGTGACTGCATGAAAATCGAATTATTTGATTCCGTTATGTTGAAAGATGGAAGAACAGCATCGATTATCGATGTATTAAGTGAAACTGACTTTGATGCGGACGTCGGTAGTGGTCCAAATGACTGGGAAA